GACTATGGTAAGATCAAAGTAGGAACAAACTCTACTTATGATGGTGAGATTACTCTAGCAAAAGATTCGGAGCTATCAGCCTTATCATCTTCACAATATGTAGCAAGCGGTTTCATCAACAAACAAGATGATGCTAATATCTTTGAAGAAGCAGTTGGCAATGAGTACAAGATGGCTAATACTGATAGGTTTGTGAACTTTGATGGTAAGGTTATTGATACTTATGGGCCTGAGTTGGTTACTAATGGAGACTTTAGTGATGGTACTACTGGATTCACAAATAATGGATATAGTGTATTTGAGATTGAAAATGGTAGATTATTTTGTACTGCAAATTCAAATGCTGATAACTTCACTCACACTATTCAAACTGAAATAGGTAAAACATACAGATACACAGCTGACTTCTTTTACATTGCTGGCAATGTAGCTAGAATAAGAATAGGCACAGCAGTAGATGATGGTGCAAGTCTTTCAAATAGTTTACCTACTAATGATGAAAAGCTTGAGAAGTATTTTATTGCAACTTCAACAACTACAATAATTAAAATATTAGAGAATGGCTCTAGTAATAATGCAAGTTTTTCTATCGACAACATCTCAGTAAGAGAAGTAACAACAGTAGACATGACCAACGATATTCCAGAAGTAACAGTACAAGACCAAGCTACAAATGGTTTAGTAGTTCAGAGTAGTGTTAATGCTGGGGATTATGTTGTTGTTGATTGGCATCACGACTTTATAGCTGGTGGAATAGAAGTAACGGTAGGTGCAGATGAAGTCATTAAGGTATTTGGATTATATGCAACAAGTGCATCTCGTGGAGCTGGCTATTACAGAAGACGTGATTCAAGCGCTACTTTTACACCCTCAGATAACACAACCTACCCAAGCACAAACTGGGCGTATTTAGGTGGGCTAGAGGACGTATACAGAGCAGAGAGAGATACTGCTGATATGTATGATTATGAGAATGATGGCATATCCCAAGTTATAGCTGGAGAGTCAATCGGAAAAGTAGTTTTTAACAATGATGGAAACGACTCTAATGGGCTATCTGGTCATTACTATAAACGCATAGTATCAGGAGTAAACCTTGACCTTAGCACAGTCAATTATGGAAACACAACTGCTTGGCTAGACCTAGGCACAGCAACAAACATGAGCCTACTAAACCCATACTTCCAAGACCGTACTCAATACGGTATCACAAACAAGATACTAGCTACAATGAGAGATGATGGCACTATTAAAACAGAAGTATGTTTTGTAGATACAGCTATTGAAGATTGTGGTAATGCTTATGTAGTTATGACTGATAATGGGTATAGTAAGTTAAGCAATGGATTGTATAGCAAAGGCAGTGATGTTGTAACGCCTCTTGGTACTTGGAGTACGCTCAACAAGGGAGCTTTTCATCCATTTTTTAATTATTTTGGTACTGCCAATAAATACAACTTAGGGCATAAGGATTGGTATGAATGGACTAATCATAATTCAATAGCTGACACATTCTTAGGGAATGTAGATGATTTTACATTAAGCGGAACAAGAGGTGCAATAGCAAGTGAATCTATAAGAAATTGTCACCCACAAGGTAAATTCTATGACATAATCTACCCAGACCAATGGATTGACTTAAGAATTGAAGCCAATGCAGTATCAGAACAAGATGAACTTAACAGAATTGGTACTAAAGCTAAGTCAGGACAGTTAGATGGTATTGGTGGGGTTGTAACTCCAGTAACCGCTTATGTTTCTTATACATATGATGATACTCCTCAGCTAGGAGTACAGCTAAAAGATATTGATACTTTGTCTCATAGTATGTTAGATGATTATATCCCTATTGGTTTTGAGTTTTATGTATTACATAATGGTAATTTTAATTTATTCAAAAAAACATATACGATAACAGGCAATTATTGTAGAGTATCAAGATGGGATGGAACTTCTTGGACTGGTGACATACCTTATGCTGATAAAGATTTATACTTTTCTAATGGTGACGTAGTAATTTTTAAATCTTTTTTACCTAATGAAGAAAGCAATGTGTATAGATATAGAGGTGTACTGCCACACCCATCAAGCGGTACAGCACTAAGAACAGATTGGATAGGAGACCCTGCTAACTACCCACAAGCAGTAAAAGACCGTTTAGCTAGTGGATTGCCTATGATTGGGATGAATCCTTTGTTGGTAGGACAAGATGGTGCTGATTACACAAGTGGAACGTCAGTAATAGCCATACTCAACAATAAAGCAATAAGTGGCTTAGATAGTCAGCAATATACATCAAGTACAGATAGTTTTGCATCTCATTCCTTTTCTGCTTTTGATGAAAGTGATTTTGGTGTTAGTAACGAGGTTAATGCCAATATAGATGGAAAAATAAACCTTCTTAACTACACAGCCAAAATCCCAACAACACAAGTAACAGACCCTAAAGCAGTTAAGCTAGTAGGTAACTATGCAACAACCACGAACTCACACAGTATCTACAAAGGTAATCAATTAGTACCTACTGGTAAGGTTAATGTTGGTAATGGTAGCAATGGGTTGGAGAGTAAGGTTGTTGAGAATGTAAATTTGTCGGACATAGTAGTTCTGTATCCAAATACTAAAACATACATAGAAACAAACATGATTGTAGATGTTAGAGCATTTCCTGATAGAGTAGCAGATTTTGTAAGAAGAGTAGGTGGTACTCTTTACGAGGCTAGTATAGGTAGTACAGCTACTTTTGGGTATGGTAGTTCATGGGGAGAAGTTACTGGTAACTTTTCAACTCCCCCAACCCACTCAACAATAGCACTAGACAACTCAAACAGTCCAGCTGTTAAGTTCATAGAAACAATAGCAGAAGATGAAGATGGCATGGCTCACTATCAAGTGTTTGCACAAGAGCTTGCATACAACGATGCTACAACATCATATGATGGTGATGACAGTCAATTCACACAGCTCACCAACGGAACTCTGACAGATGACAATGGTAACACTGTGAAAACTATTGTTGCCAGCACACCACTCAACAAATACACAGGAGCTAACTAATGAATCAGCAGATTAAAAGAGTCATGGAACTCGGTAAACCAGAGAGTGTTGTAGAGAAGCTTGTTACTCAATATCTGAAAGATGAGGCACATAAAGCTTGGATTGCACAGATGCAATCTGAGTATGATTCACTCTACCCAACATCACGAGAGATGACTGATGAAGAGAAGGCAGAATACTCGCTTAACTATCTTGAAAGTAACACTGATATTGATGTTATGCCAGAAGATTTTGAGTACCCATCTGTTGAGATTGATTACTCAGAAGATGATACCTATATGACATTCACTGAGTGGCTCAATGAGACTAATACTATTCTTGTTGGCTCAAAGGAGTTACTTGATGAGAATGGCGAACCAACTGGAGAGACAGAAGATATTACACAAGATGTTCCTGTCAGACCAGAGCCAGAACATGTTATTGATTTGCAATCATGGAAAGATGAACACTTCAAGCCCTATAAAAAGACAGTAGTCAGAAAAAAGATTAGAGACTTCAAAGACCTAGAAGATGATGTTGTTGACACCAAAGTAATTTTACAGTGGGTGGCTTATGCGCTATCTGACATTTATAGCGTACTTACAGATGAGCAAAAAGAGAACTTGAAATACGGACAGAACATTGATATGTTCACAGCTATGCTTCAGGTGCCAGAGAACAAGTTGCGGGTTGACGTTGAGCCTGACCCTCTTGCTAAGGTACAGAAGATTTTTGCAGATGAAATCATGTTTGCTGACATTGTTAAAACAGAATACTTGGATTAAAAATGATAGGCAAAAAATATAACAAGTGGACTATAACTGGCATTGCAGCCAACAAACACTCGAAAAAAAGAGTACACACCAAGTGTGAATGTGGTGAAGAATCTACTTCATATTTGCATGACATAACATCTGGAAAAAGCAAGCAGTGTAATCTTTGCGCAAATCCAAACCGAGGTAAAAAGACACATGGGCTAACAAAGAAGCATCCACTATTTGGTGTTTTCTATGGAATGAAGGCTAGATGCTCAAATCCAAACCACTCAAGCTACCATAATTATGGAGCAAGGGGGATAACTTGCGAATGGGAATCAATAGAAGATTTTTTGTCTGATATGAAAGATAGCTACAGCATTGGCCTTGAGATTGACAGAATAGATGTTAATGGAAATTACTCAAAAGAAAATTGCAGATGGGTTACAAGAAAAGAAAATGCTTCAAACAAGAGGACATACAAAAACAAGCTTTTTAGAGGAACAAGAAGGATGCCTAGCGGGAGATACAAATCTCAAATAAAACATGGTGCTACAATGATTTATCTTGGTACATACGATACAGAAAAAGAGGCAGCGTACCAATACGACATGTACAACATATTAAACGGACTTGGCAGACCAAGAAATGTTGTCGCATCAAACCATACACCAATAGTTGAGAGCATAGCATGATACGCGGTAGAGTTTTATTCAGTCAAATAGCACCGATGCAGTTTGTGATTGAAAATTCAAGCTTGACCTACGCAGATGAAGATGTGATGATTGACGTTATGGCGGGGTGGTATACGGACGGTGGCTCTATTCCTAAAATCTTCTGGAACATCTTTCCACCAGTAGGCTCAAAGACATTTAATGGCTTTGTGATTCACGATGCGCTTTGGCTGATGCGCGAAGAGTATAAAGGCATGTACACAATGGAAGAAACAAACCGCATTATGGAGCAAATACATAAGGAGTCGGGAGTCTCTTGGTGGAGACGTAAATTCATACAACTTGGTGTGTCAAAATGGACGTACTTTGCATGGAAGAAATGGAACAATCCTAGCGAAGAAGTTTTGAATTGGCACAAGCACATCTTAACTATCAAATGGAGTAACAGATGAACTACGAAGAAAACATGATTAAAGAGCGTCTAGTAATGGGATTGATTGCAGTATCACTACTTGCTGTAATCTTCCTAACTGCGGGCTGCGGTACAGATGGTTCTGGCAAAGCGTCAGCTACGCTAGACTTGGGCTACGGTGAAAACGAGATTGGTACAGATAACGTGCAGAGTGTCTACATTAAAGACATCAACACAACTACCATCGGCTACATTCCAGATGGCTATGAAGTGCAATTCATGTCTGACGGTTCTGCAATCATCACCAAAGTAGAAGAGCAAGCTACTATAAATGTAGAAGGTGATGACAACATCATCATAAACTGCAATGGCGGTGAATGCCCTGTTGAGATTGGTATTGACAACAGTGACCATACCTCAGAACCAACTGTGGTAGAACAACCAGAGCCAGTGATTGTGGACAACAACTATACGTCCATTACAGAGAAGGAAAGCAATGCTACGACTAACACTATTACTGACAGCAACACTTCTAATTAGCGGATGCTCATATCTACCAGAGCTACCAGCAGACAAGAAGCTTGTGATTACGTTGCAAGCTGGTGACCATGATTGCGAAGAGAACATGCAAGAAGCTGATGCAGCAGTATTGCTAAAGTATTTCAACTACAACCAAAACAATGTCACTACCTGTGTAACAGCTGTAGATGGCAATTTGACACTGATTAAATAGGGCACACATGCAGCAGCGAGTAGAAGAATTGCATTTCAAAGTAGAGCAACTGCGTAAAGACCATGACGCTCTTGCTGCTGACTTTAGAAAGCACGATGATGAAGCAAAGATGATTATCACTGAGTTTAGAGAGCATAAAGTACAAGCTCAGAGCAATGATGAGCATATCAGTCAAGTGTTCTCTAGTTTCATACAGTCAATCCATAATGATGTCAATCAAGTATCAGAAGCTATGCACAGGATTACTGATGACATCAAGGAGCTTATCAAAAAGCAAGACTCGCGTATTGAAGCAATGGAGGATCAGAGCAACGATAACGCTAAAGCTATTCAAGAGAACGTTGAACGGACAGTATGGCACTGGAGAGCTATTGCAGGTGTTGGCTCTATTGTAGTGTTTATTCTAATGACAGGACTTGCTATGTATAAAGATATTGCTGTCAATACAGTAAATACTACTGAAACCAAGAGAGCAGTAGAAGATATACATGAATTACTATTTCCAAAAGATAGAATGGGACATGAACGATGAAAGACTTGATGGAAGATTTTTTATTTGTGATTATGGTATTCACGACTATTTTGTCGGCGGTATTTTTTGGACAAATTATTGCGAGGTATACAATATGAGAGATATATTAATAGAATCCATCAAAGAGCATGAAGGCTATAAAGGAATGCAGTATATTTGCCCAGCAGGGTACCCTACAGTTGGTTACGGAACAAGACTACCAATTAGTGAAGAAGAGGCCACAGTGCTTCTTAAAATGCGTCTAAGAGACATGATAGATGAACTAGAAGATGCAAAGCCTTTCATCCGTAGATTGCCTGACCATAAACAAGAAATATTGTTTGAAATGGCGTATCAGATGGGAGTGCCTAATCTACTGAAGTTCAAGAGAATGTGGGCGGCATTGGAGCTTATGGACTATGAGACAGCATCAACAGAGATGCTAGATTCTAAGTGGGCTAAAAAAGATAGTCCCAATAGAGCTAAGAAACTAGCTGAGAGAATGAGTGTATGAGCTACGGTGAGAGATTCATAAGAATATGGATATCTCTATGCAACAAACCCACAAAGGACTCCAATGCAAAAATCAGTAATAGACCACTCCTAGATGTAGCAGAAACAGAAAAGCAAAGACAGGTAGTTAATCTACTGCTACAGGGAAAGTCTCAAAGAGAAGTAGCAAGTATATTGGGACTAAGTTCTCATGGAACTATTAGTGGGTATGTGAGAAGATTAGTAGATAGGCTAGATGAGCTAGAAACAACTACTGAAGAGTACACGCCTAAAGTACTAATTATAGATATAGAAACATCTCCTACTAAGGCATATGTCTGGAGAATGTGGAAAGAGAATGTGGGTAAGAACCAAGTAATAGAGGATTCCTATATAATGTCATTCGCAGCTAAATGGTTAGGTGAAGATGATATTGTATATGAAGAGAATAGAACTGAAGACGATAGTAAGATAGTAGCTAGTATGCTAGATCTACTAGATGAAGCAGACTATGTAGTAGCTCATAATGGAGCTAAGTTTGACATACCAAAGATCAATGCATCTGCTATACAGCATGGGATGACTCCTCCAAGTCCCTATAAGATCATAGATACGCTCCATATAGCTAGAAAACACTTCAAGTTTCAGAGAAATACTCTAGAGTATCTAGCTGACGCACTAGGTTGTGCTCCTAAGCTAGATCATGCCAAGTTCCACGGGTTTGAGTTGTGGAAAGAGTGTCTAGATGGTAATGAGGAGGCATGGAGAGAAATGGAGTGCTATAATATACAAGATGTATATACTCTAGAAGAGGTGTATCTGAAGTTGAGACCATGGCACAAAGAAACTCCTAACATAGGCATAGGAGCAGAAGATGAGCACCCTAGATGTAGTAAGTGTGGGAGTACTAATGTAGTACAAAGAGGCTATGTAAAGACTGATGTAAGTAAGTTCTCTCAGTGGAAGTGTAAAGACTGTGGTGGATGGTCTAGAGGTAGAAAGAATCACTATCCTAAAGAGATCCGTGGTAATCTACTTACTACTGTGCGGTAGTATGGTATAATTCTGGAATAATAAGGAATAGATATGGCTAAAATAAAAACATCAGAGATACTACAAGGATTGAAAGCTGACCTAAAGGCTGCTGAGACTCTAAGAAAAGAGCTGGACGGTAAAATAGATCAGTGGAAAAGAGAGTACAACGGTGAGCCATATGGTAATGAGGTAAAAGGTAAGTCAAAGATTGTATCTAGAGATATCAAGAAACAGTCTGAATGGCAGCATGCAGCGCTTATAGACCCATTCGTATCTAATCCTGATATTATTAAAGCTAATCCAGTAACAGCTGAAGATAGAGCTGCTGCAAGACAGAATGAAGTAATACTTAATACTCAGTTCTGTAGACAGTTCAATAGGTATAACTTCATGACCAAGACAGTGAAGCTACTAGATCAAGAAGGTACTGCTGTAGTAATGACTGGCTGGGAATATGAAGATAAAGACGTAGAAGTAGAAGTTCCAGTAGTAGAAATAGACCCACTTACAGGACAACAAATAGTTACAGGGTATACAACAGCTAGTGAGACAGTGATAGTAGAGAATAGACCTACTGCTAAAGTAGTGAGAAATGAAGATGTATTTATAGATCCTACGTGCCAAGATGATATGGATAAGTGCCAGTTCGTAATCTATAGATATGAGAGTGATATGTCTACTCTCAAGCAAGATGGTAGATATAAGAACCTAGAGAAAATAGGAAGAGATACTACTGACTATGACTATGATCCTGAAGATGAAACTGTATTCAAGTTCTCAGATGACCCAAGAAAGAAACTAGTGGTGTATGAGTACTGGGGTAACTATGATGTAAATGGTGATGGCATAGCTGAGCCAATAGTATGTACATGGGTAGGTGATGTAGTTATCAGACTACAAGACAATCCATATCCAGATAAGAAACCACCATTCATTATCGTACCATTTAATAGTGTCCCATTCCAGATGCATGGTGAGAGTAATGCTGAACTACTAAGTGATACTCAGAAGATCAAGACAGCTATCTATAGAGGGTTCATAGATAATATGGCCCAATCTAACAATGCTCAGAAAGGTATACGTAAGGGTGCTCTAGATGGGCTGAATAGAAAGAGATATCTGAATGGTCAGAACTTTGAGTTCAATGGTACTCCTAATGACTTCTGGGATGGAAGCTATAATGAGATCCCAGGGAGTGCATTCAATGTACTGCAGCTAATGAATAATGAAGCTGAAAGTATCACTGGTGTCAAGTCTTTCGGACAAGGCTTAACTGGGGCATCACTAGGTAACATGTTAGATATAAACACGGACATACCTATGATCGACGGCACATTTAAAAAGCTAGTAGATATAAAAGACGGAGACAAAATAGTAGGATCTGACGGTAATGCTACTACTGTACTAAAAGCGCATGAGGTTAAATTCCCTAAAGTAGCTTACGATATGGACTTTGATAACGGATCAGTTGTCAAGTCTGGTGGAGAGCATTTATGGACAGTTAAAGTTCATGGTACAAAACACTCACTGAGAGAGTGGACTACTATGAATGCAGATGAAGTATATAAGCATATGCAAAAAGGTAGAAGAGTAATTATACCTGCTATGAAAGAAATGAGAGCAGGGACACCAACAGGTAATAGCATAGATCCATACGTCTTAGGGTTCTGGCTTGGAGATGGTATGAGCCATTCAGCTAGAATTACGTGTGCTGACAGCGAGGTTATTGGGTATTTCAATGAGGCTGGGTACGACTGTGTTGCCGTTAAAGACAGCTCAAAAACCGGTAAAGCTACTATGTATGATGTGTATAAGAAAGGAACAAAAACTGAGTATAACAATAAAGGGTATGCTCCTAATGGATCATTCCACTCAGAGCTTAGAGAACTAGGCGTTCACGCTAGATACGGCGGAGAGAAGCACATCCCTGAAGAGTACTTCACAGCAACGTACGAAGAGAAGATGGAGTTAATAAGAGGACTGATGGATAGTGATGGATACCAACACAGTGGAGCATTTGTACAATTCGCTCAAAGTGAGGGTAGATTAAAAGACGATTTTATTAGGCTTATAGAGTCACTTGGGTTAAAAGTGTCGATAAGAGTAAAAGATATGGATACAATTAATAAAATAAAACTAGCTCACTCTGAGCGGACTGGCACTAAAATGGTATGGGCTAGAAAGGATGCATACGAGATAGGGTTTACTCCTTGGTCTAACCCATTCAAACTGACTAGAAAAGCGTCTAAGTGGCAACTACCTAAAAAACAGAGTGTAGCTCTGAAAGAGATGAAAATCGTAGACAAGGTACTAATGAGATGTTTAACTGTAGATAGCGAAGATAAGCTGTTTGCGGTAACAAACAAGTTTACATTGACACATAACACAGCTACTGGAGCTAGAGGAGTACTGGACTCTACAGCAACTAGAAGACTGAATCTAGTGCGTAACATCAGTGAGAATCTGATAAAACCCCTAATGCGTAAGTGGATGGCATACAATAGTGAGTTTCTAGATGAAGGAAGTGTATTCAGAATCACTAATGAAGAATTCATAGAAATAAAGCAAGATGATCTAATGGGACTGATAGATATAGAGATATCAGTATCTACTACAGAGGATAACCAAGCTAAAGCTCAAGAGCTAGCATTCATGCTACAGACTATAGGGCCATCTGAAGATCCCACTATTCGTAAGATGCTAATGGCAGAAATAGCTAGGCTAAATAAGATGCCTGACTTAGCTAAGAAGCTAGAAGAGTTTGAACCACAGCCAGATCCTATGGAACAACAATATAATCAACTACAGTTACAGTTACTACAAGCACAAGTAAGAAATGAGATAGCTAAAGGCGCAGAGAATGAAGTGGATGTTCAACTCAAAACCGCTAAGACACAGAATGAGCTAGCTAAGGCTAAAGCTCTAGATAGTAAAGCTGACCTAGATGACCTGACATTCCTAGAAAGAGAGTCAGGACTAGATCATCAGAAAGAAATGGAAAAGAAGAACTTCGATAGACTCTCAAAACTAGATGAGAAAGCTATGGATTTAAGATATAGAAAGTAATATGCTATAATTCCACTAACAGACCAGATAGGTAAGTCTGAAAACTGTCAATATAATTTCAACAATGGGAGGACTCCATGGAGAGTAACCAAACAACTGAACTAGAAACTGTAGATGTCAGCTACTGGGCTGATCAGCTAGATGCATTAGAGAGACTAGAGAAGAACGAAGACTTTAAGAAAGTTGTTCTTGAGGGGTATCTCAAACAAAAAGCACTAGATGGTGTAAGCTTGTTAGCAGATCCTGGCATTAAGAAACGTGGTGAAAGACCAGAAGTGATGGAAGAATTGGTAGCTGTTAGTTCACTACAATATCATTTCATGATGGTACATAACCTAGGTGAAGGTGCTAGACAAGAGCTGCTAGATATTGAAGGTCCAGAAGTAGAAGAGGAGTAAGCCATGAGTATTATGGACGAAACTAACCTAGAAGTAACTCAAGAACAAGAGGCTATCTGGGCTGATGGAGATTCTGACGTTCTAGATGAGATTAGACAGTTAAGAGCACAGGAAGCTGAAGAAGCTTCTGAGCTTGAAGAGACTGAAGAAGAAGTAGAGGAACAACCTGCTGAAGAAGAGGATTCCGATATTGAAGCTGATGAGGATGAGGAAGAAACTGAAGACTCTGAGGAAGTCCAAGAAGATGGAGAAGACAACTCCACTGAGGATCAAGCCGAAGAAGGGGAAACAGAGGAATCTACTGAACCAGAAGCAAAGGTACATAAGTTTAAGGCTAACGGTCAAGAGTTTGAATTTACTGAACAAGAGATCATTGAGTCTTTTGGTAAGGTATTTGGACAATCGCTGGATTACACTAAGAAGACACAAGAGATAGCACCTTGGAGAAAGACTATCAGTGCTCTAAAAGAAGAGAATATCAGCCAAGATGATCTAAACCTAATGATTGATGTACTTAAAGGTGACAAAGATGCATTTACTGCTGTAGCTAAGAGAGTAGGTATTGACACCCTCGAACTAGATATGGAAAGTGATAAGCAATATGTACCTAACCAATACGGAAAAGATGAAACTACTTTAGCTATTGAAGAAGTAGTGAGTCAAATTAGCAGAGATCCAGAGTACAGACAGACTCAGTATGTAGTTGATGAGCAGTGGGATATGAAATCTAGACAAGTTCTAGCTGAGAATCCCCAGATGATCGCAGGACTACACCAAGATATCAAAGATGGTATCTATGAGAAAGTTGCTCCAATGGCAATCAAAGCTAAGATGCTAGATGGCGGTAGTAAGTCAGACTTGGAATACTATATAGAAGCCGGTAAACAGTTTTATTCTGCCCCAGAGGTGGAGACTGAGACAAAAGCTGCTGTAGAGGCTGAGCAAGAAAGACAAGCTAAACAAGCTGCTATTCAGAAGAATGCTACAAAGAAGAAGGCTGCTAGTCTGCCTAAATCTAAAGCTGGTAAGAAAGATGTCATTGACTATCTTGATGAAAGTGATGAAGCATACGATGAGTGGTATAAAAAAGTAATGAATGCTGTATAAGGAGTAAATTATGGCAACAACTAATACATATAGTAATGGTACAAATAGCACAGCTGGTGCTAATACTATTGTACATTATTATGACAAGGCAGGTGTTAAAGCTGCTAATGAAATGAATGTCTACGGACAATGGGCTGATCGTAAATCTATGCCACTTAAAATGGGTAAGACATATAAGATCTCTAAATTCCTACATATTTATGACCGTGAACTAACTGATGGTGACTTTGCCACTAAAGGTTATTTGACTGCTCGTAACATTGTAGATGTAACTAATGGTCTAATGGCTACTGATGGTTCTGGAGCTGCTCTTACTGAGGGTGCTGGTGCTACTAACAAAGTATCTATCAAGAAAATCACTATGGAAACTAGCTTTGCTCGTTACGGTGAAATGATTGACTATACTGATGAAGTAGAGATGTTCTCTGAAGATGCAATTCAAGTTCGTTACCGTGAAGAGCTTGGTAGACTTGCTAACCGTAGACAAGAGGATCTAATCCAACTTGATATGCTTGCAACTACTAATACTATGTATGTAGGTACAGCTGGTGCTATTGATGAAGTAGGTAACCTAGTTACTGCTGCTGATGGTTCAACTGACGATCTTGGCA